TCACCACGCTGGATTTCGCGCATTGACAATAGGGGATCAAAAAAATGACACCCAAGGACACCCAATGAAAACAACCGGACCGAGGCCAAAACCCATAAAATTGAGAATTCTGGAGGGGAATCGGAGCCATCGCCCGATTCCTAAAAATGCGCCGGAACCATCACAGGAAATGCCTTTTCCTCCCTCCCATCTGGACATATATGCTTTGGAAGAATGGAACAGGGTAGCAGGCGGCTTGAACGCGATGGGAGTGCTAACAGGAATCGATCAAGGGACATTGGCTGCTTATTGCGGGTCTTACAGTCGCTGGAGGAAGGCCGAAGAAGAATTGGCCGAGCTTGCCAAACAACCGGGGAGTAAGGGGGCATTGGTTATGAAAACCATTTCCGGGAACTACATCCAGAATCCTTTAATTGGGATTTCAAATAAGGCGGCGGGAGACATGGTTCGGTACGCAGTAGAATTCGGGATGACCCCGAGCGCACGGGCGAGGCTGGCGATGGAACCGGACCGGCAACGAAAAGGTAAATTCGATGGACTGATTGGAATCACCGGGGGTAAACCATGAATATAGAAATCAAGACCGTTAAACTTTCAGAGATCAAAGTCAACCCCGATAACCCGAGAACGATTACCGGGGACCAAATGGATCGGTTGGTCAAGAGCATTAAGGAATTTCCCGACATGATGAAGATGCGGGAAATTATCGTAGACGAAACGATGACGGTCTTGGGCGGCAATATGCGTCTCCTGGCCCTACAGCAGATCGGGGCGAAGGAGGCCATGGCGAAGATTGTTGCGGGATTGACGCCGAAGCAGAAGCGGGAATTCGTTATTAAGGATAATGCTAATTTCGGAACATGGGATTTCGATGCGCTGGCAAATGCCTGGGATGACTTACCCCTGGCCGAGTGGGGTCTCGATTTTATAAAAATAACCGAACCTGGGAGCGAGTTTTTTTCGGACGACCCCAGTAAAGAAAAAATGCCTGTGTCTGTTACCTGCCCTGATTGCGGAAAGGTTTTTGTTCCTGATAAATGAAAATTTTTTTAGCGGGGGTCTCACACAGACCCTATCTTGCAACTGACATGATAAAAATTTTTTTAGCGGGTGTGTATCCTGTAAAAGAAAATTGGAAATACGCCAAGTGGGGTGAGGTAAATATTTTGGAATCTTTTTTTGCGTGTAGAAAAAATAATTTTATCCATGAGTTATTAAAGCATATTGTGCCAGAAAATTTTTTACTGGATAGTGGAGCTTTTACTTTCATGATGAATATATCGGGCGCAAAAAAAATCGATTGGGATTTATATATTAAAGAATATGCAGATTTTATTTTAATGTATAAAATTAAACTTTTTTTTGAGTTAGATATTGATGTAATTGTTGGTTTAAGTGAGGTTGAAAGACTAAGGAATAAACTTGAAAAACTCGTTGGTCGCCAATGTATCCCTGTTTGGCACAAGAGCAGGGGAAAACAATATTGGTTAGATATGGTTCGGGATTATAAATATATTGCTATCGGGGGTGTCGTTGCCAAGGAGATAAAAAAAAATGAGATGATTTTCCTCCCTTGGTTTATTGACCAGGCACATAAAAATAATGTCAAGGTCCACGGCCTTGGTATCGTGAACGAAAAAATAATGAAAATGTTCCGATTTGATTCGGTTGACAGCACTGCATGGATATATGGGAACAAAATGGGATTTGTTTTTTATTTTAATGGGCAAGGCCTGGTTAAAAAATATATAGTTGGGGATAAAAGGATAGATGCCCTTACCGTCGCAACACATAATTTTAATGAATGGGTTAAATTCGCACGATACATGGAGAATCGTTAATGGAAAAACTCAAAAAAGCCCTTGTAATTTTTAGTGGCGGGCAAGACAGCACAACTTGTTTAGGGTGGGCCATAAACAGGTTTACGAAAGTCCAGACGATAAGTTTCTATTATGGCCAAAAACACTCGAAAGAAATTGATGCCGCTGAAGGGATATGTCGTTTTTTAAGGATTGAACAAAAAATTATAGACATTTCCTTTTTCGGTTCCCTGGTCGATAGTGCTTTAACTCATTCCGGGAACGTTAATTTAAAACATAAAAGATTAAAAAATCTTCCGGCGAGTTTTGTGCCTAATCGGAATGCTATGTTTTTAACCATCGCCCATGCCTATGCCCAAACGATCAAGGCGGACTGTTTGATTTTCGGGGCCTCACAAACCGACTACAGCGGCTATCCAGACTGCCGGGATGTCTTTGTCAAGACCATTGGCAAAGCACTTAATTTAGGAAGCGAATCAAACATTGGAATAATCACTCCCTTAATGAAATTAGATAAAAGGCAAACCTGGGAATTGGCCGAGAAAGAAGGCATATACGATATCGCCTTGCGATATTCTATGACCTGTTATAACGGAACCGAGAAAATGAATCCCTGGGGGAAAGGGTGCGGGGAATGTCCCGCCTGTAAATTAAGGGCGAAAGGATTTAATGAATATGTACGAAGTAAAGAAACGAATTGAAATATCCGCCAGCCACAAACTAAATCTCCCCTACGATAGCAAGTGTTCCGAAATTCATGGGCATAACTGGATTATTACTATTTTTTGCAGGTGCGAATCTTTAAACATCCAAGGAATGGTCATAGATTTTTCGGACATTAAATCTATAATAAATAAAAAAATGGATCACAAAAATTTGAACGAACAATTCGACTTTAATCCCACGGCCGAGAATATGGCAAAGTGGCTTTGCGATAATATCTCAAATTGTTTTAAGGTCGTCGTCCAGGAAAGCGAGAATAATATTGCTACCTACATTAAAAGTTAACGAGATATTCTATTCCTTGCAGGGTGAAGGGGCCAGGTCGGGGATGGCTAATATTTTTATTAGACTGTCGGGATGCAACCTCACTTGTTCTTTTTGCGACACCAATCATAAACAATTTAAGGTAATGTCTTTGCCGATGATAGTAGACCAAATCAGAAAATATCCATGCAATTGGATTTTATGGACAGGCGGAGAACCGGCCTTGCAACTAAATGATAAAGCAATAACTTTGTTCGCTAATTTAGGATATCGACAAGCCATAGAAACAAACGGAACTCTCCCAATTCCAAATGGTATTGATTATGTTGCGGTCAGTCCTAAGAAAGGGGTTATCCTTTATGATAACTTGAAAGAGGTAGACGAAATTCGTCTTTTATTTTTTAAGGGTGATAAATTGCCGAATAAAAAAGTGTTCCCTAAAGCATCATATTATTTTATTTCCCCGGTCGATAATCCGAAGGATAAAACGTATTATGTCAACGTAATTAAGAAAAATCCTGAATGGCGTTTAAGCACGCAAGCGCACAAAGAATGGGGCATAAGATGATTTACAAAATGGGGTGGGCCGAGGTTAAAGACCGTTTAAAGTCCTTTGACAGGACAAAAAAATATTATGGTATCCCGCGGGGCGGGTCTGTTGTTGCCGCCATGTTGAATCCTGTTGATACAATAGCGGAAGCCGATTTTATCATAGATGATATTTACGACTCAGGAGCAACGGCCTGTCATTATAAGGAACACGGGAAACCCCTTCTTTTTTTAATTGACAAGAGGCGGGAAAAAATTGGGTGGGTAGAATTTCCGTGGGAGCGCGCGGCAGATAAAGACATTGAAGATTCGATAATTAGAATTTTTGAATATCTCGGACAGGACATTAAACGGGAAGGGTTAAAAGACACTCCGAGAAGAATGGTAAAAAGTTGGGAGAAATTATTCGGCGGGTATATGCAAGATCCTAAAAATTTTTTGACTATATTCAAGGACGATTCCTGCGATGAAATGGTCATGCTAAAAGACATTGATTTTTATTCAACCTGTGAGCATCACTTTTTGCCGTTTTTCGGAAAGGTCCACATAGGTTATATCCCGAATGGAAGTCTTGTGGGTGTGAGCAAACTTGCCCGACTGGTCGAGACATATTCCAGGAGATTGCAAATCCAAGAAAGAATGACCACAGAGATTGCCGATAGTATTCAAACGGCCTTGAATCCCAAGGGCGTGATGGTTGTGGCCATGGCTCAACATTTTTGCATAAAATCAAGAGGGGTAGAGAAACAAAATGCCGAGATGATAACGAGTTCGGTACGTGGTGTCTTCTCGGACAATTTTATGGCGAGGCAGGAGTTTTTGTCTTTATTGAAAGGGTAATTAATAGAAAGAATCTTGTGACCTCCCGCGTCCGCGCCATAATCTCCTTCATCGAAAAACTCACTGTCCCCTCGGGCAAGGGAGAGGGTCAGCCATTCAAGATGCGCCCGTTTCAACGGAAATTCATTTCAGATGTTTACGGTCCGGTCGATAAAAATGGAAACCGAATCGTTCGCCGAGCGATATTATCCCTGGCCCGCAAGAACGGGAAGTCGGCAGAGATCGCCTGTCTCGCCCTGGTGCATCTGGTTGGTCCCGAAGCGGTGCGGAACGGGGAAATCTATTCTGCCGCCAACGACCGGGAACAGGCCAGTCTTATTTTCAAGTATGCCGCACAAATTGTTCGTTCAGAACCGGAACTGGCCTCTCTGGTAAAGATCATAGACAGCACGAAAACGATGGTCTGCTTTTCCAATGGTTCCCTCTACCGGGCGGTGTCTGCGGAAGCAGGAACAAAATTCGGGCTTAATCCCACGGTGGTCATTTACGATGAGCTGGCCCAGGCTCGTAACCGGGATCTTTATGATGCCCTGGATACCTCGATGGCCGCCAGAACCGAACCTCTCTTTATCGTTATTTCCACGCAGAGCAACGATCCCCAACACATTCTTTCCCAATTAATTGATGACGGATTAAGCGGGCGGGACCAAACTACCATCTGCCATAATTACTGCGTCCCGGACGATGCCGAGAATGTTTTCACAGATCCGAAGGTCTGGAAACTGGCGAACCCCGCTTTGGGCGATTTCCGTTCTTTATCGGAAATGAAAACAGCGGCCAAACGTGCCCAACGGATGCCTACTTTTGAAGCATCATTCCGCAACCTCTACCTCAATCAAAGAGTGAACGCCCAATCCCCATTAATACCACGCCAGGAATGGGAGGGATGCCTGGGGGACGCCACCATCGAGCCGAAGAGCGAAGTATACCTTGGCCTGGATCTCTCCGGCAAGACCGACTTGACGGCCTTGGTGGCCGTTTCCAATGGGCCGCAGGACCGGGTTAAAGCCTGGTTTTGGAAGCCAGGGGAAAGCATGGTTGACCATGAGAAGCGCGACAGGGTGCCGTATCTTACATGGAAGAAGCAGGGCTTTATCGAGACGACGCCGGGGCGGGCGGTGCAGTATGACTTTATCGCGCAACGGTTGGGCGAGATAATAGGGGATTACCAGGTAATTGGGATGGCGTTTGACAGGTGGCGGATTGACGACCTGCGGAATGCCATGAACAAGATCGGGGTCGAGAGCTATTTGGAGGGGAAGGACGAACCCCGTGCCGGCGCGTTGAGGATGGTTTCGTGGGGGCAAGGATTTGGATCGATGACCCAGGCGGTCGAGGCGTTGGAGGGTAGTGTCCTGGATAGGCGCCTGGTTCACTCGGGGAATCCTGTAGCCACCTGGAACGTATCCAATGCGATGACGATCAGCGACGCCGCGGGTGGCCGGAAGTTGGACAAGAGCAAGTCAAGGTTCAGGATCGATTTTGCGGTCGCCCTGGCGATGGCTATCGGCCTGAAGAGCCGGGACATGAAGGAAGTAACCGTTTCGGCTTATGAGGGAATGACCAGTCTGGAAATTATGGACCGTATGAAATTCTAAAAGGAGGGTGGTTATGGAAGACGAAACGACAGAGATGCTTGATCTACCGACGAAGAGTTTGCTAAGGGTAAGCGAGGTGGCGGAGTATTTCAGCGTGAGCGAGGGGACTATCCGGCTGTGGTGCGCGCATGGGATGTTGAGGTATGAGAAGCCGCACGGATCGTTGTTTATATCCAGGGAGAGCATTCGGTTGTTCCGGCTGCGGGGGCGGAGCAAGATAATGGGGTAAAGAAAGCCACCCGATGATATAATTTAATATCAAATACAACAAAATAATACAGGAAAGGATATAAAACGACAAGATCGCCAACTATTTGATAACAGACGGTATTTTAACCTTTACAAACTGTTAAAAAATACTGAATAATTGCGGCCATTCTCTTTAACTTTTCAAGAGGTGGCCGTTTTTGTCTATATTTACCCGCATAAAACAATTCCTGCTTACCCCTATCCGTAACCTCGGAGTTACAGACCCCAAAGCCTGGGACCGCCAGTTATGGTCATTTCATGGCCATCAATCGCTTTCCGGCGAGATAGTCAACGAATATACCGCACTTACTTATTCCGCTGTTTTCAACGCTGTCTCCCTGATTTCCGGGACTATCGGCGCACTCCCCTTGCACTTGATGCAGAAAAAAGGGGACAAGAAACGAATTGCCGACGACAGAATCCTCTACCGGGTGATGCACGACGAGTTTAACCCGTATATGAGCGCCAAAGGGGGCCGGGAAGTGTTAATGGCCCACGTCCTTCTGTGGGGGAACGGCTACGCCGAGAAAGTTACCAATGGTTTCGGGGAAGTTATTCAGCTCTGGCCGATAACCCCGGACCGGGTGACACCGGAAATGCGGGCCGGCGCGATGGTTTATAAAATCAGGATACCGGACGGCCAGGATGTTTACCTGCCACGGGAAAAAATCCTCCACGTCCCCGGTTTAGGCTTTGACGGCTTTATGGGTTATTCCGTCGTGGCTATGGCCAGGAAGTCCTTCGGCCTGGGGATGGGGTTAGAGACGTTCGGCAGTCTGTATTTCGGCCAGGGGACACACCCGGGGATGATCGTCACGCATCCTGGCAAACTTGGCGCCGAAGGCCATAAGAATTTGAAAGATGCGCTTACGCAGAATTACAGCGGACTTGGTAACTCTCACCGGCTGATGCTTCTCGAAGACGGCATGAAGCCAGAGAAAATAGGTATCCCACCGAACGACAGCCAATTTATCGAAAGCAGAGCGTTCCAGGTGGCCGAGATAGCCCGCTGGTTCGGACTGCCCCCGCATAAACTGAAAGACCTCAGCAAGTCATCCTTTAATAACATCGAACAAGAGCAGATCAGTTTCATCCAGGATTCTATCCTGCCCTGGGTGGTCACACTGGAGCAGTCTTATAATATGCAACTGCTCTCCAAATCGGACAAAGAACTGTCCGGCAGGGGATCGTTATATTTCAAACATTCCCTTGAAGGGAAGATGCGCGGGGATTCACAAAGCCGGGGCCGGTTCTATCAATTGCTTTTTGGCGTCGGCGCACTCAGTTCAAACGACATCCGCGCTCTGGAAGATTTAGACCCCATCGAGGGCGGCGACAAGTATTTTGTCCCGCTGAATATGGTGCCTTTGGATATGGTTGAAGAACTGCTCACAAAACGAAATGAACCGCCTCCGGCAGCTTTACCGCCGGTGGACGATACCCCAGAGGAAGAAAAACCCCAGAGGGAAGACCTGCCGGAATCGGAAAAGGATACAGGAGGATCAAATGAAGCCGTGGTTCAAAATAGAGAATAAAGCCGATAAATCTGAAATCTGGATCTATGAACAGATCGGGGAAGATTTCTGGTCGGGCGGTGGGGTAACGTCTAAATCATTTCAAAAAGAACTTTCAGAAATAAAGGCCAAACAAATTGACCTGCATATCAATTCCCCTGGTGGCGAAGTGTTCGACGGGATCACCATTTACAATTTAATCAAGGCCCATCCGGCGAACGTAACCACCTACATTGACGGCCTGGCCGCTTCTATCGCTTCACTGATTGCGCTTTCCGGCAATCAAATAACAATGGCGGATAACGCTTTGTTTATGATCCATAACCCCTGGGGGATGACAATGGGTGACGCCGACGATATGAGACGGATGGCCGATTCCCTGGATAAGGTCGGGGGGTCTATTGCGATGGCTTACCAGTTCAAGACCGGGATGGACGAGGATAAAATCGCTTCTCTGATGTCCGCCGAGACCTGGATGACGGCGGCGGAGGCGAAGGATTACGGCTTTGTGGACGAAATAACTGGTGAAATGAATCTGGCCAACTGTGCCCGGTTCGTTCCCGTTATGGCCGCGGCGAAGTTTAAAAATATACCAGAAGACTTGCAAGCATTAAAACGGCAGCCCACAGCTACTGACCTGGAGCGCATCCTCCGTGATGCTGGATGCACACACAGGCAGGCAAAGGTTATTTTGTCAAAAGGGATCAAGGAGGCTTTTCGCGATGTTGAGCCCCCAACCCCAGAGATAACTAACCAGGCGGAAGAACCTCCTCGCGATGTTGAGGCCCCCGCGCCTGTAGCCGAACAAAAGGACGAGCCGAAACCGCAGATGTGCTCTCGCATGGCAGTATTGATGGCGAGAGGGGAACATTTACTAAAACCTACAATTAAAGAAGGAGAACAAGAATGCAGACCATAACGCAAGACCGCGAGGAAATTAGGGCCGCCATGAAACGGTTGACCGACATCGAAGCCAAAGCAATGGCCGAGGGCCGGAATTTGAACACCACCGAAGTGGCTTACATGAAAGAGATTAACGCAGAGATCGAGTCCATGCACGACATGATTACCACGAGAGAGAACCGGGAGCGGCTGAGTATGCAGCTCGAAGCCCCTACCGCTCCGCCTGTAACAGTGAAGAACATCCCCCGGCCCGTTGAAGCCGTTAAAAAAGACCGCTTCCATTCACTCGGGGAGAACATGATCGCCATTATGAACGCCGGCCTTCCGGGCCGGAATGTCGATCCCCGGCTGTTTAACGCTGCATTGGGGCTTAACGAGACGATCCCCTCGGAGGGTGGATTCCTGGTTCAGCAAGATTTCAGCACCGAAATGCTCCAGGAAGTTTTCGCCACAGGAATTTTAGCTCCCCGTTGCCGGAGGATTCAGGTCTCTGGGAATGCTAATTCCATCAAAATTAACGGTGTGGACGAGACCTCCCGCGCCTCTACCCGGTCGGGCGGTATCCTTGGTTATTGGGCCGGGGAAGCCACCGAGAAAACCAAGTCCAAACCGAAGTTCCGGGAAATCGACTTGACCCTCAATAAGTTAGTTGGTTTGTGCTATGCGACGGACGAACTGCTTCAGGACGCCTCGGCGCTGGAATCCTTTATCCGGTCTGCCTTCGTGTCCGAGTTCGGATTTTTGATTGATGATGCCATTATAAATGGGAGCGGAGCAGGGATGCCGCTCGGGATTCTCAATTCCGGTTGCCTGGTGCAGGTGGACAAGGAAACAGGACAGAAGGCCGATACCGTGGTTTTTGAGAATGTAATCAAGATGTGGAGCCGGTTGTTCCCCGCTTCGCAGGCCAATTCAATTTTCCTGATTAACAACAACGTTTTTCCGCAGCTCTTTCAGATGAGCATGAGCGTTGGCACTGGTGGGGTGCCTGTTTATATGCCTGCCGGTGGAATCAATAACGCTCCTTACGGCACTCTGTTCGGGCGTCCGGTTATCGCCATTGAGCAGTGCCCTACCGTCGGGGACATGGGGGATATTATCCTGGCCGACATGAGCGGGTACATTCTGGCCGAGAAGGGCGGGATTTCCAGCGACATGTCGATACACTCTCGATTTGAGTACGACGAGAGCGTGTTCCGTTTTGTTACCCGTCTCGCGGGGCAACCTGTCAGAGCGAGTGCTTTAACTCCTTACAAAGGAAGCTCCACTTTAAGCCATTTTGTCGCATTACAGGCCCGTGCCTAAGTATAAACCCCAAAGCCGGGGATGAAACACTCCCCGGCGTTACCATAGAAGGAGGGTCAAAATATGTTATGTCCTGAAACTTACCCGGTGATCTTAGGTCACGAAGCGTTGGCGGCAAGTGCAGTCCTTGCTACCTCGGCGGCGGTGAGCCTGGAGAATGCCAAGGGTGTTTTGATTGTTGTTACGCATACCACCGGAGACAATGTAGATGTTACGTTGACGGTGGACGAGGGCGCGACGGCGGCGCTGGCGGTAGCAGGCGGTTCTAAAGTCACTACCGGAGCGGAATTTCCGATCTGGGTAACGCTGAACGCAGCGACAACCGATGTCCCTGTTCGGCAGGCCGATGCACTCACCTACGTTATTGATGCGGATGTGCTTACGGGAACCTGTATCGTGTTCTTTTACATCTCGGCATCCAAACTAACCAACAAACGCCAGTGGGTTCACCTCTGTTCGGCGGGTGCGGCTTCGGCGATAATGTCCGTTCATTACATCCTGGATGGTGTACGTTATCCGCAGGCTTCTCCCCTGACGGCGATTGCTTAAACAAAGGAGGATTTGAATATGTTCTGTCCTGAAACTTTTCCGATCATTGAAGGCCATGAGCCGGTGGCGGCTTCGGCGGTTGTGGATACCTGCCGGGCCGTGAATATAGAGAACGCTAAAGGCGTTTTTATCCTGATTGACTACCACGCCAACAGCAACGTGGATACCCTCTGCACTGTGCATGAAGGAGCTACCGCAGCCGAAGCGGTGGCCGGGACTTATCCCATTACTACCGGGGCCGAGTTTCCGATTTGGGCGGTAGCGGCGGCGGAGACGGATAACACCTGGGTCCGGCAGGCGGATGGCTTGAACTACAATATTGATGCGAATGTAATCACTCATTGCATGGTGGGTTTTTATATCGCCGCCTCCAAGCTAACCAACAACCGGAAATACGTCCATCTCGGAACCGATACCGGGGGGACCGGGTTGATGAATGTCGTCTATATCCTTGACGGGGCACGATACCAACAGGTAACGCCACCCGAAGCGATTGCCTAACAGGAGGCCGATATGCTCAGAGATGATGTTGAATTGGTGCGACAGATAGTTAAAGAGGAACTGG